AATAAGCCCACCAACTACAGCAGTTATAGCCGCAGCTATAGCCACATACGGATTAGCCATTGCAACCACATTCATGGCCGCTTGTGCTATTGCAACCGCCTTTAAAGCAGCTGTCAAACTCACATATGCACCAATTACAGCAACTACCTCTTTCCCGTGTTTTGCAAGAAACTCTATACCCTTAATTAGGAGATCAACAAACACTTTAAGCACATCACTTATTGTGCCTGCGGCTTTTTTAAGAGTGCCATCTTGTGACCACTTTTCCCAGTTAGCCATAAACTCTTCTTGTTTTGATTTTAACATGTCAAACACTTCTGCCCCTATTTGCCTTCCAAACACTTCAAGATTATCTTTTATGGTTGACCAAAGACCAGTAAAGGTCTTGCCTTGTTTATCCATCATTCCAAAGAATTTTCCACCTTCTGAGGTCATACTCATTATGGCCTTAGTAACTGTATTAGCTCCGATTTCTCCATCCTCAACCATTTCACGCATTTTTGCTTCTGTGACACCGTACATTTTAGCCAATTCAGCAAGCAAGGGAACTCCGTTCTCAGCAAATTGCCTTAATTCAGTCCCATATAATCTCTGGTTTGTGACAACCTGGCCATATGCCAAAGATATAAGGTTGAGTTTTTCAGCGTTGCCCATTGCTATATCACCCAAAGCCGGAAGAATCTTTGCTGTATCTTTCGCCGCAACTCCAAAAGCCAATAATCTTTTTTCTGCGGTAACTACCTGGGGAAGGGAAAAAGGTGTTTTGTTCGCATAATCAACCAGTTCATCCATTCGAGCTTTGGCATTGTCTATACCACCAAGAAGTACTTCGAAGGCGGCCATATTTTGTTCCATCTCAGCGTTGCTGCCAATTATCTTTTCAAAAAGTTTTTCGACTGAGTAACCTGCAGCTAATCCAGTCAGCATATTTTGAAAACTGGTTAATTTATTTGTAATCCTATTAAGAGCCGCTTCTCCTCTAGATGTATCTCCATTAATTCTTATAAGGATCTCTTCGACTGTCATCTATTATCACCACACAATCTCGTCAGCATAAACTGTTTTTTCTTCCTCTGTTTGATGGGCCTTGCAATGTTCATCAAGCAAAATAAAAATCTGCCGCAATGTTTTACGCCAGAATGATTTTTCAGATTGCTTCAATTCAACTGTCCATAGATAAAACAATTTTTTAAAGTTTATATCTTCATCTACTTTTTTTCTGAATCTTCGGTTGCCTCCGTATCCCTTTCCGGCATAGATAAAAGCAATGCTTCAGCGATGTGTTTTTCGAAATCCATTATTATATCAAGGCTAACCAACTTGCCGATTTCTTTTAAAGTTGGTTCCTCGTCATATTCGTGGAGAAGTCCTGCCTTAAGAAATATCTTTATATTTTTGGCACTATCAAGATTGATTTTGTCCAGGTCTTTTACCCCTGCGAAGCCGTCAACATCCTTAAATGTTTCCTGCATGTATTCGATTGCATTCAGGTCATATCGAAGCTCATGTGTTTTGCCATCAGCAAGTTTAATCTTAACTCCTGATCGTTTTAAATAAGAAAGTGAATTATCTGCCATCGAAAATCCCTCCAATAAAATAGGGATAAGGCCTTATCCCTATCCCCTTTAAGTGTTACTAATTAAGCTGTTGTAAATTTCCTTACGTCACCATTAGCCAATGCATTGCCTGACAGGTCCTTAACTCCTGATGTAACAACAGCCCTATAAGCTGTAGCAGCTGTCAAGTTAGCTGAAGGTGTAAATGTTATTTGAGTTTTAGCAGCATTTTGAGTTAATGTTCCAGCAACCAATGAGCCGTCAGAATCTTTTATCACAAAGAAGTTATTCTTATTGACTGTTTCAGGAAGTATAGCTTCACTAAAATTCCAGACAAAAGGAACATTAACAGCTACGCCAGTTGCATTATTCGCCGGCACTGTTGTTTGTACGGTTGGCGGCGTTGAATCGACTGTGATATCAGCCTGTGTGAACCAATTTTCACCAGTTGATGAAACCCAAGAAGGCTCTGCATCATCTCCCTCTCTTTTGTACTCGCCGTCATAAAGTCTAGGAATAGCAGTGCCTTCGAGAACTGGGGTTTGATATTTCAATTCTCTACCACCTGACTCGTAATCTTCCTTGGGTTCTTGAAACCTGACTTTTAAGTACTTAAGATACTTATATCCTCCCCCGCTTCCCCTGCTCTTCTTTGATTTAAAAGAAATAAGGAAATAAGGAGCACTGTCGTTTTTGGAAGTTGTTACAACACCCTTCACCAATTTTTTCCCTAGTAACAACGCATGTTCAGATGGGGTTAAATCTTTCAAGTCGATTACGACTTTGTAATCTACTATTACGCTGTCAGTCTCTGTGATTTGGTCATCTGCTGGAATATCAGCTGTTGAAATATTTGGCTGGCATGAAATTTTCATTAATCTTTTTGTAAACGCATAGGGTGCATCATAAGTTGCTCCATTTGCATCATCTGTTAACTCTTTAAAAACCGTAAATTGTTCTACGCCTACTCTTGGCATATGTTTCACTCTCCTTTATTAATCAGCCAAAGTCTCATACTGCATTGGCTTGTGATGTATTTTTGTGTCATTTTCATATAAGTCTGGGGCATCAATTCGCACAAATCCCAATTCAGTCATGAGGAAGTCCACGGCCTGACATATCGCAGATAAACTTTGCTTGCCCCAAACATCAATTACAAAGCCGATTTTCGAACCAACTTCCATGTCATCCGCAAATAATGCACCGGTATTCTCATCCTCTCGGTAACTAATGCACGGCAGAATATTAAAATTGGGTGGGTAATGAAAATGTATTCTTTCCCCATCACCAATTAATTGTTTTAATTCCAGATTGTTTTTTAATGCCGCAACAACCATCGGTTTAAGGTTAATCATATTAATCACCTGTCCAAACCTGTTTTTATAGCTTTTCGGATATCAGCCTTAATAGAAGCGATATTCTTTTTTAGAGCTGGCTTAAGATAAGGCTGTGCCGCTGCTTTTGAACTTCCATATTCAACATAGCCAGCATATTCAACATCTGTCCCAACTGTAGCAGTTATATAATCTGAGTTTTGACCTTTAACAGTAGTATTGATAGATGATCTTAGCCGTCCTGTATCAACCGGGCAGTTCTCCTTTGCGGTTCTTTCAACCTTTAAACCGCTTCTTGCAACAGCGTTAACAACTTCTTTTTGTGCCCTAGTAGCTTTTTTGTTTACTGTGCTATTTATTACATTTGCAATCCTGCTCCCAACACCAGGAGACCTTGAAAGTGATCTTGTAAGTCGAGTTAAGGGCCCACGGTTAAAATGGGAAGTATCAGCTGATATCTTAACCTCAAGTTTCATGAGAACCTCCCGTCACTGGAACCGCTATCAGTTCCATGTGATCTGTATAACCATCAAATATTTTTTTAATTTCATAGACTTTTCCAGTCTCGTCATTAATAATTTCCAGTCCTTCTTTGATCTCAGGGCAATTGCCCTCAACAAAAACATATTTAGGATTGGCACTTTCGTTTATCCCATAAGCAGAAAATTGTATCCCTTGTGACGGCTTATTTTGAAAGTTTGCAGGAACGTTCAGTCTTGTGGGATTACTATAGTCCTCAATCCAAACCGCTTCGTCGTCCTGTGTTTTTGTAGGGATAAGAACTGTGGCCATGCCGGTTATAATCACTACAACCACTCCCTTTTGTATTTATCAAGAACCTTCGCATATTTTAACGGCATACCCGCTGAGTTATAACCTCCATCATCACCAAAAACATATCTTAATTCGCCCTGGTCAATAGATTTTAACCCGCTTGCCTGACTCTTTTGGAGCATAAGCTTTTCAGATATCATTTCTATGACCACTTCCTGAATGTCCGAAGGTATCTGATCATACCCGGCTGTATAGGTCACCTTGTAGCTTCGACTTGATGCTACCGGCTCCCCAACTAAACCCGAATATAAATAATTGCCCTGCCAACCGTTTTCACGGTAAATAAATCCCTTTTCCGCATCCTGAGAGTTTATTGAATATTCATCAGAATCCATTAAAGAATCCTCCCACTTAACAGAATCCAAAGAAGTCACAGGGTATTGATTTAAAACTAATCGTTGACGATTGTTCCCGGAGTATTCTTCATCCACGTACTCTGTAGAAACAAGCTTTCTTCCTGTGTAGTTTTCAACTTCAGTAGATACGGAATTGATCAGTCTTTCAAGGTTGTACCTATCAGAGTAATCAAAAGCTAAATACTTGTAGTCAGCTGTTAGGGCTCCATGTGTATTGTTGAACTCAACAGTGCCGGCTTCATAGTTAATTAACTTTACATCATTTATGGCCGAACCACTTTCTTTTATGGTCACAGTACCTTCTACAATGTATTTGTTTGGAAACGTATAGTTTTTGTGGTTTCCTGAATCAGTTAGGGCCTTACCAGTTAAGGTAGTAACAGCGTATTTATTTAAAAAAATAAGCACTGGCTCCATTTGAACCAGTGCATTTGCATTAAGAGGCATATAGACACCTTCTTTATTTCGTTGTCACTTTTTTGGGGTCAACCATTTTATCTTTAGGAGGCTTTTTGATTTCCTTGCTGCAAATACAGTCATTAATTTGCTTTCCGCAATCAGTACAATATATCATAGTTTGCCTCCTTAGGACACAGGCTCAGCAATAGCGTCACCCAGCACAACCGGACCTGTTAAAAATACTTTTGGCGTCGATCCTCCAACAAATGCAATTGTAGCAACAATTCTTACATACTTCTTAAGACCTGTAAGATCAAAACCTTTTGATGTCTCTGTATTAATCGCAGTAAGGGTTGGAAGTGTGTAGCCAGGCACATCCACATAATCTTCATCTGTTGTCGTATCACTATGTTGAATTTTAGCAGCCACACTAAAGGAAGTAGGTGTGCCTGAAACAGCTCCTACCTCAATACCAAATATCCCTGATAAAAACCCTGTTCGGTCAATATTCTTATCTTTGAAAATACCTGCTCCCTGTTCGGTTACCGGCTTCCACGCCGAAGTCAGTTTAGCCTTGCTTAATAAAAGTTTCTTCATTTAAATTTCCACCTTTCTCGGTATAATAAAGAACCCTCAAATATAATTGAGGGCTTTTAATTAAAAGTTATTATTTTGTGTAGAACTTTCTTACTATGAATGCTTTACCATGAGCTGGCTGCATATCATGAAGCATTATAGATCTGATTACAGTCTGATCAAGGTCAAATGCAGATACTTGATTTCCGGTATCATCCGTATAGGTAGCTTCAGTTGATGCAACGACTTCAATGCCAGTTTGTTCACCAATCATGAATTCATTCCAGTCACCAAAGAATATTTCGCTGATACCATGTGCGTCCGCTCCAGTTGGAATCTGTGTATTTAGTTGGAATGGGAACCCCTGAAACTTACCTGTATTCATTTCTGCCCTGTGTATATAGTTTCCACTTCCATCCTTGAGGTTGTAAAGAATTGAATACATAGTACCGTTGAAAGCCCATCCAGGAGAAACCATAGGAATATTTTTGTCTATCAAGGCACCTTTTAAAGCGGCTGTTACGTCTGAATCTGGCAAAGCATTGACTGATGAACTATCAACCTCTTTTAAGTTAACAACTCCCCTGGGTG